CATAAACCTGTTCTGCGTTTGCTGCATATAAATGAATTTCATTTACTGTTTCAAAATCTATTTTAGTTTCATTATCTTCACCAATTTTAATATCTGTTGCTAATAAAGATGTAATACCTGTTTGAGCAGCATCTAAGTTTAATGTGTTTGTTGAAAGTGTAATACCTGTGCCAGCTACTAAAGCTGTTTTAGAAATTGCAATTGCTGCTGAAGCATTTACATCAGCGTTAATAATAACTCCTGATCCTATTGCTGCTACTCCTGAAGAAGCTATTGAAATATCTCCTGATATAACAACTGGATTATAATTTGTACCATCACCAATTAAAGCTGCACCTGATGTATTGGTTCCCATTGTTAAATCATCACCAGAAATTGTTAGATCTCCAGCAAGTGTAGCGTTAGCTCCACTAAATGTTAAAGCTGTTGTAGTTCCTGATTTAATTATTAAATTTCCTGAACTATTTGTTGCACTACCAAAAGTAGTACCTGCATCTTTAAAGAACACATCTCCACCATCTGCATCTAAAACAATGTCTGCAAAAGAATCTAAAGTTATATCTCCAGAACCTGTCGATTGAATTGTAACACCTGTGTGTCCGTCAACTGTAGTTGTGCTTGCTTGTGAATCAATTAATACTGCACCAGATGATGTTGCAAAAGTAGATGCTGCATCTCCTAAAGAAATGTTATCTGCCGGAACTTCAGACGAAATAATTTCATTAATATTTGTACCATCAGAATAAACAAATTTAGTTCCTTTATCTGTAGTTGAAAAAGTTATACCGGATCCTGAAACTGTTTTAAATTGTAATGTATATGCACCAGATGTTGCGTTTTTTATAACCCAGGTTTTTTCTATTGAGTCTGGAACTGTTACAATAGAGTTTCCTGTGATACTTCCTGTAAAATTTATAACAGCATTTTGGGCCGCTGCTGTAGAAGCACCATCTGTAATAGTTAAAGCTAGTGTTCCACCATTAGTTACAGCTTGAGAAATATATCCTGCAACAGAGTTGTTTAAAATTGTTAAATTGGTATTAGATTTTGTTCCCCAGGTACCAGCGTTTTCGCCAGTAGCCATTAACTCTATACCGAGATCTGTGTATGTCGATGCCATAAAATTCCTATTTTATTTTTATATATTGTATCTTGCTAACTTGCAACACACGAATACCCTGATTAAGGGTTGGCAGAAGTGACAGGTATTCTTACCGTGCCATCTGTATAGTCGTCTCTTCTTCGTCTTCCAACTTGCTCATTAGCTAGTTTTTGTACTTCTTCTTTATATTTTTGATCATATAATTGTAACATATCTGCTGGTCCTTTTAAATAAGCATAAGTTTCTACCAAAGCAGCATATAATAAACCGTTTGGAAAATTTAAACTGATAAAATTTGTTTCGTTATCCGTTACTTCTAATTTAGCCGGCATAGCATTATAATGAATTTTATATACATATGTAGTGCTAGGTATTGGAGATAATAATATTGCTCCCGAAGTTGTGTTTGTATTACCTGTTGCTCCACCTTTCATAGCATAGTATTTAGGTCTTCCTGTAGCACGTGCACCATTATATTCATCTAAAAATGTTACATCTCTTTTTTCTAAAAAAATTGGATTAGCAAAACCCGATGTTGCATCAGTTACTTGAACTGCTCTTACAAATAAAGCTCCTGCTGGAACATTAGCGTAATCTTGATTAGCAACAAAATTATCTGTAGCTGTTTTTCTATCTGCATCAACAGGTATATCTCTCATAATTCTATATTGAGCATTTAAGATAATGTTTTCTAAAACAGCTGAAGTCAATACATTAGAATCTACTTCTGTGTAACTTCTAATTTGTGTAATTAAATCTGAACAACTTATTCCTGCCATATTATGCTTCCAATGTTACAGGGCCCACGGAACATCCGAAGCCTCCGCCTTTTACATCTCCTGTTGTAGCAGTATCTGTGTCTACTGTAAAATAGAAATTATTTGCTAAAACATAAGCTGTAGCAACTCTTGCGCCGCTTACAAACTTACCTGTTGTTATTGTATAGCCTGCTGCTTTTGCAATATTAACTCCTGTTATACCATCAAAGTCTGAAGGATTTGCAAAACGTGTTGAAATTGTAGTAGGCGCTCCTCTAAATCTATATGTTGTAGAATTTGTTAAACCATGACCAGGGTAAGATATATTTATAACACCGGATCCTGCTGCATAAGTTGTAAAAGGGTTTTCTTGTAATAATACTAAAGTAGCTGGCTCTGTTCTTGCTGATCTAACTTGACCAGGCAAAGCTATTCCATCACCACTATATGCGTTTGGTTCTAGTTGGGGTTGTTTTTCTTCAAATTCAGAATTATGTACAAAAGAACCATTCCATTCTGTAACCATTTCATTGTAAGGAAATGCCATTCCAGATCTATCTGATATTGCTTGTGCATATTTTCCTGTTGATGTTTTTGCCATAATCTATGTTGTTGGGTAATAAACTTTTGGTGTTATATAAGTGCTAGCATCAGAACCATCTTCTGCTAAAGCTCTAGCTAATTCATCTTCATATAATAATTTCATTTGTTGAACTAATTGTGGATTAAATTTTTGTGCTAAATAAAAAGCTAATCCAGATACCATACAAGGTACAAATCTAAAGGGTACGTCTGTTGCATCCGTATATGTTGAGTCAACATCTTGTATTCTTTTTAAATAAAAGAAATGAATATATTTTGAGGCATTAGTAGAGTCCGGTGTTGGATAAACATGAACTTTAACTTTATCTATAAATCTTTCAACAAAAACAGCAGAGGGTGTACTTTTTGATTGTTTATTTGAATAATTACCATAAATTGATCTAGAAACTTTAGTTAAAGCTGAGTCTGATTGTGATGTTGTACCAATTCCATTTCTTAATTTTGCTTCTAAAATATCACTCATTCCATAAACAGTTTCAGCGGAAGCGGCATTATTTACTGTAGTGGCACTTGTACCATCACTACTAGCTCTAAAAAAATCATAATCTGACTGACCTTCAACCAAATCCATATTTGTTTCAGCTATTTCCCAAAAATGAATACCTCTATTTCCCCACTCTTGAAAAAGAATGTTTAAAGATCTTCTTGCTGATTTTAATTGATGTCCTGAAGTTACTTGCGAACCAATACGTTCGTAAGCTTCTTCTACTATTTCATCAATAGCAAAATTTTTATCAAAAATAGTTGTTCCGGAAGTAGTGTTAGCCATCTAGCCCCCTAATATAACTTTTTAAATTCAGCTACAATTGTGTACATGTTTCCAGAATCGGCTGCTCCTGGAACTACAAGGTTGACATCACTTTGGTTAGAGTTAGCTGATTTATCAGTTTTTAATCCACCAAATTCTCTAAAGTCCCAATAGCCTGCTCCTGTTATACCAATTACAGGTATATCACCATTATTATCTTCTTCATCCATACGAACATATGAATCTCCACCGTCCGCTTGAGTTGCTGAAAACCATAATCTTTGTAATACTAAATGTAAACAAGAAGCACCTTCTGAGTTTGTTGCCATTGCTGATACGTCTCCAAATACAGTTGTTCCACCTGTGCCGTCGGATTGATTTACATATTTGATAACCACTCTAACATCATTTTCTTGCATGATAGATGGTCCTGTTACTGTGTCTGCCATTTTATTTACCCTCCTTAATCAAGTAAAATTTAAGTGGGGCCGAAACCCCACTCAAGTTAATTATTATTACGCTGCGAATACAAAAGCCCCAGTTGTTCCAGCACCTATAGATCTTAGTCTAGCTGACACATGCCATTTACCTGTTGTTACACATGTAAATATTATTTGTGAACCAATACTAAATAAATTAGTTGCCGCATTTGCTGGAGTATAAGTTAATCTTGTTTCGTTAGCTGTTGAAGTATCAAAAGTTACTGCACTACTTGCTCTAGATTCAAATACAGAACCTGTTTCAATAACATCACTTCCTCCACAATCAAAAATTAAAGTAGCTGTTCCACCAGTTGTATCAACTGATTGAGAATGTATCACTATAACTCCTGTTGTTGCCGCTGGTAAAGTTGTTACCTGAGCATTTGCCCCTGTGTAAGGGTTAACGTTAATACCTGCAACATATGTATTTGTACTTGCTGTAGCTTTTGCAGTTACTGTTTGACCCGTTAAAGTTGGCGCAATGTTACTACCATAAACTTCGCCTATAAGTGTAGATGTACCTCCAACTGAAGCGTTAGTACCATAAGTAGAATTAGTAGTAATTGCACCAGTTGATGCTGTTTTTGTTATATCAACGAAGCCATTCTCTGAACGGACTGCGCCTGTAAACGTTGTGTTTGCCATGTTATATTCCTCCTAGAATATTAAATGTAGTCCCTAGGGATGTCGACTGTATGCGTCTACATTTTATTTATTTAATATACAGTGTGGTAATTGTACAACAGATTTAAATAGAGTGCAAGAGATTCTGTTGTGAAAGTGGTATTTCAGTGGTGTAGCTTTTTGTTAAGTAGCTACGGAAACTTGTGGTGCAGAGTCTTCTACTTTGCTAACATGGTGTGCTAACTCAGCTTCTTTTGTCTTAATATCAGCAATTACTTGTCTGACTTTATGATCTATTCTGACCATATCAAGAGTATATCTACCCTCGTTAAGATGCTCCTGCTCCCAACTCAACTCCAGAGACCTTTTCTGTTTGTATAGGTCTTGCAAGTTTGTCATCGTTAATCTCCTCAAAGGTTAACCATTTTTTTGTCAAACTATAAAAGCCTGACTTCTCCCAATTAATATCATTTTTTCCTAGTTTGTCAAGGATTTCATTTTCGATACTATTAGAATTGTCTTCTGCCATAATTGTAAACTCGGTTATGTAACCGTAGGCAGTAATTTTAATTAAGAATTTTTTCATGAGTTTTATATCTGTATTTTTTAAATGTGGCGGTTTTTAGGCCGCCACAAAAATTAATGATTACGCGCCCTCAGTACCAAAGATACCTCTAGGGTCAGACACTCCAAATGAGTATCTTTCTCTAGCTTTGTATCTAACGTTACCAGTGTCAAAATCACCTTCCATAGCAGTAGTTAAAGGTGCTCTATTGAACATCTTCATACCGTTAGGAACATCTGTAATGATGTAAAACGCATCTGTATCAGTTAGGTAGTTGTTCACTCTATAACCTTGAGGAACCATTCCCATAGATACTATTGCGTTAATATCATTGTCAGCTGTCGCAGTTCTACCTTGAGATTTCATCAATCTCTCAGCAGTGAATTGAAGCGCAGAAGGAATAATCATTTTTACTCCTCTGGCAGCAATTCTAAGACCTCTTTCGTCAGTCATTGCAGCAATGTCAATTAAGGCTTGCTCTAATGATGTTTCGTTAAGATCTGCTTGCGTAGATAACGTGTTCTTGTAAGTTCCCGCTATCGTTGGGTGTGCTGTACTAAATAGTGCAACACCATCACCTGAATCAAAGTTATCCGTAGACGGAAGACCTTGAATTAAAGGCTCAACTGCTTTCACTTGTTTAGCATTACTCATAGATCTCGCTAAAGCTTTTGTGTATCTTGAAGCAATTCTATCGTAGAGATTATCTTCGATAGCTTCTTCAGTGATAGCAAATGCTAGAGCTACTGTCTCGTGAGTATATCTTGCTGTGTAAGTTTCTTGTGCATCGTCGTAACTGATTCCCGCACCTTCACCTTTCACTTGCGCGTTAGCAAAACCACTTAACATTACTTCCTCTTCGAAAGCTCTGTCAGATGATTCTGAAGTATAAATCTCAGAGTGCTGATTTTCATACTGTTTGTATTCAAGTCCGAATAGTGCATTCAAACCTGGTTCTAGTTCTTTAACTAGCTGTGCTCTTGATATTGCCATGTTTTATCTCCTATTCCTTCTATGATTGTAGTTCTAACAAGTTAGCTACTACTATTACTGATCTGAAAGCCGCATTTTCATCGTTTTCAGGATCCTCAGCAGATCTTAGTAATCTCCAAGATGCTGCATCAGCACTTGTATCTCCGATATCTAAAGTTCCTGTTGATTTACCAGTTGTAGAGCTACCAGACGAAGTGTTCGTATCAAATGTTTCTAAGTACACTGATTGAGCCGCTGACGCGTCTGTTGCTATTACATATTGTTGTGTTGGGTTATCGTTTACAAACGCTGTTATGTCTTCACTGTTTGCAGGTGTAATTGGTTGATTATAGAAATTTGAAAACGTCGGCTTCAAAGTAGTCGCCGCGTTATAAAAAATTCCGTTTAATACACCAAGTACAGGAGCGTCGGTTGTCATGCCATCCACTATATATCCTGAAGCAGAAGCCACAACGCCGCCGTTGAACAGCGATGTTGCATACGCCGCGTCTATGAAGTATTTGCCTTGTCCCTGAGTCGATGGAGTTGATCCAAGCGTCCCAGAAGCGACAAGTCCAAAACCTTGTGTGTTTCTATTTGCCATAGTTTTATCCTATCTTGTTATTGTTATTGTTAAATCGATGATAGGGATTAACCCGAGAAATTACTAAATAATTAGTTACTTCTTATTACCACCGAAGGTTACACGAGACTGTCTATCAATATTGATAGGCATCCTCTTATCCTGCTCCTTCATAAGATCGTTGTCTATAGCCTCTGTCTTCAATTTATGTTGATTTGTCATATATTGTTGACGTTGCTGCGCAATCTCGATTGGTACCTTCGCAAGTAGAAGGCCACCTACCCCAATCACTCCCTTGTATTTGCCGTCATCGACGACTGGATAATCAGATGCATTTTCAACTTCATCAGCACGAACTAATTCATATCCTTCTCTTATTCGAGACGATACGTTTTTAGTGTCCTGAAAGCCGACGCTTTCTGCTCTTATCCATCTGTACCTGAATCCATCAGGCGCAGGGGGTGCATCTAGAGAAGATGGTGGAACCCACACTTTTGGTCTCTCAGATTTTGACCGTGTTTGGTTCGCACGAGAAGTTTTATCTATTGTTTCATTTGTCATACGCTTATACCTCCTTCGTGAGTTTTAATTGTTTTGCATATTCTTCGAGTGGCACACCTAATTTTTTAGCAATTACTACCTGTGAAGGTGTGAGCTTAACAGTTTTGCGACCAGGTTTAACACTTCTTTGCGCTGAAGCAACCGTCTGAACGGGTTTCATAGTCGATTCTGTATTAGTTTTACCAAATTTATGCGGAAAGTCAACCTTAATTCTTTTATCAACTTCAGCATAATATTCATCAGATTTAGGATCGAATCCTTCTCTTTCAACTAAATCTTTATGAATCTCAAACGCTGTAAATGTCATAGCTCGGTCTTGACCAAACCATGTGTTTCTTGATGCCCAAGCTTCTGCATCAGGATCTGCTTCAGGAAGTTGTGTTGCCGATTGTTGCGGTTGTACAACTTGTGAAGGTGCCATAGGGGCAGGTCTTTCTACCCTTCTACTTTTAGCTTCTTCTATTTTTGCATTTTCAAAAGCTAATGTTGCAATCCTTTTGTTTGCGTCTACTTGTGCTGCTGCGTCACCTGATTCTATGGCTGCAGCTAATTCTTTTTGAGCTGAGTCTAAACCGGTTTTAACATTTGACTCAAACTTTTTCATATAGTCAGAATCAGTTCTTTCAAATCGTTGTTCTAAGATTTGTCTTTTCTCTTCAACTGCTCTAGCATAATCAGTAGCTGCATCCCTTTGCCTTTCAGCTTCACGCATCTTACGCGTAAGTTTTGCAATTCTAGATTGAACACCTTTACTATAATCTTCGAGTTTTTCGTCATCTTTTTTTGGTTCTTCTGTAGTTGTTCCTTGGTCCGTGGACTCTGCTTCTGTTTCCGTTTCTTTTGATTCGGTTTCTACAACCGACTCATCTTTTTCTTCAGTAACTTCAATCTCGGCTCCTGGACCGGATGTATCAATGTCAACTGTTTTTTTTTCTTCTACTTCTGGCATAGTATTCTCCTTCTATGATTAATATTGATGCAAGATATCTTCTGGATTATCTATTGTTGCTAAAACTTCGTCGTCGTTTAGCAGACGTATTTCTCCACCATCAATTTTAATTCGGGATCCAGCATAACGAGCAAACATCACCCATTCACCTTCCTTGCACCACGGACCTTCAGGATATCTATCTTTATCCCTATAGCACTGTGGGCCCATTTTTAAAACTAATCCGCACTGAGAACCTACTTGTTGTTTTTCTAAAGTTGCTTCAGCTAGATGAACTCCTCCTTTAGTTTTACCATCGTATTTAAAAGGTAATACTAAAAGTCTCCAACCCGTAGGGTTAGGAATCTTAGTTGTGTCTTCTTCTTTTTCTGGTTTTTTTAAACCAACTAATTCTTTATTCGGTAGTTGTATTTTTTTGATTGATGTCGATGACTGTACCATTATTT